TCATGCCTGTGTCTCCGTAAGTAAATGGGCTTCCAGTTCGTAAACGAGATCCAATAAATCAAATTTCTTCTGCCATTCTGCTTTCAGGGCATTCTGGCGTAATTCGATTTCTTCCAGTTCCTTTTTCAATACAGTGCTTCTGGGAACAATCAGGTAGTCGTCAGAACCTACGCTCAGTTTCTCTGGCCGCAGTTCCAAGTTAATATTTTCAGGTGTAACCAGTCTACCGCCGTGAATGTAAGAACCATTGGTGAGTAATTTGTTATTCATTCTTCTTCTCCGTTGGGGTTATCGAGGTCGATTGCCATTTGTCCTGCATCTTTAAGCGCAGTAATCATTTTCTGGCGCTTCCCTTTGGTCTTTTTGCGGGCGTTCATGATTTGGCTACACACAGAAAGCAGTTCCGTTTCTTTCTTCTCGTCATGTGCCAGCTGGTGGCGTAATTCATCAAAGCGCCCAACCATGTGATCAAGAGACGGCAAAGCGTTAATGCCAAGACCTGAATTTCCCGATTTGAAATCGATAAAGGCTTGGTTCACATCAAGCTGAAAGTCTGGTCTAATCCATCCTGCATAGGAGACTGCTATCAGTTCGTGGGCATAAGTGCCGGGAGAAGTGCCTCCGTGAGCAGAATCGACGACTTTCTGAGCAAACGCCAAATCTGGCGTTTGAATACTTTTCAGTAACTTAGCTTCCAGTTCAGCAACGAGTTCTTTTGCCTGCTTAGTTCTCAGCCATCTGTTTGGTGCTTTTTCTTCACCTTCTCCACTGGCTTTATGTAATGTGTTCAGGTTATAACGCCCGAACTCATCGAGTGGGATTTCAACCCCGACAACCACCGGTAGTAATTTGCCTGTCATGATTTCCTACCCCGCTTGTTATTCTTTTTCTTCACTGGTGTTATTTTCACGCTTGCCACTTTGGGTGCTGGTGGCAGGAGAGGGCAGATGCCCTCGCGAATGTGAAAACGATGCCTCATTTTGTGGACAATGCGTTGTGTCCAATCCCTGCCGTCATCAATGTGAACGACCGTTCTGACCAGTTCGTCGTCAATGTCCACCCTCTGGCGATGATCCTCAGTCACGGCGCTCCTCCTCACAAATGATTTTGTAGGCACGGTTCATGTGGTTCGCTTTGCCGGTGATAACCGTTCTTCTGAAAATGAAGCCGACAGAAGAGGCGCGAACCGGTGTGGCCAATAGGGCAGCATCAACACAGCGATGATGTTTGCGGCGTTCTGTTATGAAACTGGTAATGATGATTTGCGCCGTGCTGCCTTTGCGCTGATAGTCGATTTTCATTGAAACATCCCCTTACTTGCCAGCGTGTCGCCCATGTCATTGATCATGCTTTGCCATATCTCCCGCCCGCACCCCGTCAGGCGGCCATTCGCAACGCATTTCTCCATCAGGTTAATGGCGATAACTTCCCATGCCGGGTAATTCTGCTGTAGTGCTTCCAGTGCGTAACTGTCCACCAGTTCACGAATGCCTTTTGCGCCATCGACAATAGCGACATTGATTTCTGTTTTGCCGACTTGCATCGTAAAGTGATCACCGCCGTTACGGGTTGTTACATCGTGATAGATAGCGGCTGCATAAGTGTTCGCCAGCGCATTAAGGCGAAAGTTTTTCGTTATCATCTGAGCCTCTTATCAATGAATAGCCGGCATGGTGTTAAACTCGCCAGTTTCTACAGCTTTGATTAAGTCATCATGCAAGATAGAAAGCCCCTCGCGTCCCTTTTCCGATAACCAGTTGCCGATTTCTGGCTGCTTATTGATAAAATCCATGTACATTATTACCGCCATATCCGCCCCTTTTTCGCTACCGAACTGCTCAAAGGCGATCCCTTCAACATGGTTTGCCAGCATTAGGCGTTCTGATAATGGGTATACTGTGATTGCTGTTGTGCCGTTAATATAGATAGCTGCGGTATCCGTGCCTCCCTTTTCGTTATCCACTTCACGAGTGCCGTTTCTGTCTATTTGTTCTTGCACAAATGAGGCAGACACAACCCACCGCCACAACATCAACCGCTGTTCACTGGTTGACTCATAAAAGCCCGCTTTCCAGCCATGAGAAATAGCTGAGACCAATTCAAAGCCCAGCAATAAATCATGGTCATATTTACCTGCGTCCAACGACTGCAACGCTTCCGTATAACCTATGATTTCACTGCTAAGTGCCTCGGTGATGACAATGACGCCATACTTGCCGTAATCAAATTCAGTGAATTGTTTTACTGTGTCCATGATTGCCCCTGTTGGTTTAGTGTGATGTTTGCTCATTGCTTGTCCTCCGGTGTATAAACTGCTTTGTCGTGGTGATACTCGCCGTTCCATGATTTCTTCATGGGAAGCTCACCTTTCATGTACAGGGCGTACAGACGATGACAGCCTTTCTCCAGCAATACGGCTGTGCGAGTGATAAAAGGGTCTTGTCCGTGAGGTTTTATCTCGTTTTCGTCCTCGGTGAGATAACGGTCACGGGCATAAGAAGCGACACGCCAGCGCGGTTTTTTCTCCGGATCTTTCTGTTCGTTGTAAAGCCAGTTCCGCTCCATCGCCCACCACATGATTTTGGCGGTATTGACCCCGTTCAGGCCTTTGCAAAAAGCGGGAATGGTCATGCCCTTGGTGAAGTGTTTTTCCAGACTGCCGACTGTTGCGCTCAGCGTTTTGTTTTCACCTTCAAGGCGCTCAACGTTTTCTGCATACACGGACAGCATTGAACGCAGCTTCGCAGGGTTGCTTAGTAGCTCAGCTTCGGTTGTGATGCTGTCGCGGCGAGTGAAGTAGAATTCGGTCAGGTCGTCGAAGTAGTTCCATGCCTGATCGGTTTCCAGCATCTTGGAGTGGTTCGCTGCACCGCGTTCTGTCCAGAGAGTGATAGCGGTTGTGTGTTTATTAACCGCGTCGCTAAAAGATACGCGGAAGATTGAAAGTTCATCGCCGGTAATCTGGAAGTAATGTTTTCCCTCAAAGAAGCGCGATTTGTTGCGGTTAAAGTTTTGACGGATACGGTCAACGGTTGTGTCATACCCCGCCGCCAATTGCTCAGTAGTCACAACACGCTGACCGCGATATTCGACGATCTGCAATTCTTTGGCGGATACTGGTACTAATTCGTTTTTCTTGGTCATGTCTTGTCTCTCAGTGTGCAGTTAGTGATGTTGGTTCAGCCGTAAATAACTTGAGGCCGTTGATAAATACCTGATCGATAAAGTCACGCATCCATGTACTACCGTTTTCTTTTTCGTTAACTTCATTGCCGAGGTAAAAACGCTGCAACGCGATATATTTTTCGATAGGGTTAATTTCCAAAATCGGTTTTTCTATCTGGTGAATAAGTAGCGTTTCAATCACTTCAACATCTAATTCAACACCGCGATCTTCATGAATGAATATAAAGTTTCCATTTGCATTCATTCCGAATCGCTCACTACATGAAATTAGGTATTCTTTGGCTACAATGTTTCTTCGTTGTTTAACGGTAAATTCAGTCCATTCCATTCTTTCTGCATCAGTTAATGGCGGGTTATTCGTTATCATTCTTTCCTCATCTAAAAGAAAAGTGGGACAGTTGAATTTACTTTTCTTTAAAACTTCAATCATTTCTTTTATCGTCATGATGAATTACCACCCCTCCCGAATAATAATTTTTACTTGCCGAATACAACGGGAACCGTTTTTAATACATTCCTGTTCTTGATTTTTATTTTGAGAGAATGAAAGCGCCTCACCCCATTTATTAGCAGCACGGCGAAATAAACCTTTCAGTTCTAAACTCCGTGCTAATGCTTTTGCCTGTTCATATGCTGTCATTATTCACCTCCGCCTGTTGAAACTTTTGTTTCCAGTTATTGATTTCAGTGTGATTTTCGAGATGACTTTCCAATACTTCCGCCGTTCGTTTGTTTACTGCCGCAATCCGCCGATTTTCTTTCTGGGTTTTTATTGTTTCTTCGTATCTGTGATGCAATGAGTGTCTTTTTTCGTTATGCTCTTGGCGATATTCAGACCATAATTGAGCATTAAGGCTAGTGGCTACAGTTCTGGCTTTCCCCCAATATATGGCGGCCAGTTCGTAATTTTCTTCTTTCTCGTTTTGGATAGCGGTATTAGCAAGTTCTAAATAGGTTTTATTTGTCATTGTTACTTCCTTTTATTGGTTCTGTTTTACGTGCAACAAGTTTTAATATTTTGTTCATAAACTCATTGCCATCTTCGGTTAGGTTTCCAAACTTGGTATAAAAGCTGTTATATGTATCTACGATAAGTTGTTCTGCTTCTGATTTTTTATTTATTGCTAATACATCGCGTTCAAAGAAACGAATTAACGAAATAGTTAATATCTCCACGTCTAAGTCCAGCATGTAATTAAAACCAGCCACTTTTACAATTACAGAATGACAGCCGTGTTTCTTTTGCAATGTATCTAATTTGACTTGAATAAATGCCTTTCGCTTTCTTTCAAGCAAAGTGGGTTGTTTCATTTTTTATTTCCCGTTTTCAATGTGAGTAATTCCCCAGTGCAGGCACTGTAATTAAATTTGTTTTTTTATTTTTATTTTTTAAATAAACGCTTAATTGCAACGGATGCTAAATGCGTTCTTGCCTCTCGATATTTTTCTATCGCTTTTTCGTGTTCTTTTTCAATTCGAATACTTTCTCTCTCGCGCTTAACATCGGCTTTCAGTTCTTCCAGTACCTGAACTTGACGTTCCATAAACTCAGGGCGCATGTCCCCGTTGTGATAGGCAAGTGAGCCGTCTTCCAGATGATAAACCCTCGGAGGGAAGTTACTTTCCTTGCCCTCTTTGTCGAACTGATCTTGTGCCCGAACGTAAGCTAATTTATTCAATGCGCCGCCTTCACTGAGATAAGCTCTGTTAGCACCACGAACGACATAGACTTCACGCAGTTCAATCTGGATATCCTGATTGGTGGCGGTTTCAATAGGGTTTGGTGTTTTCATGGAGATTCCTTATTGATTCAATTATTTTCTCTGTTTTTTTTATTTGCTGCCTTTCTTTTATTTCACAAAAGGCACTAAAGTAATTATCATGCTCAGCTTCAATCACCAGCGGTAAGACAGTTAACAGATGTGCTATTTTTTCAAGATCATTCATTGCATCATCTTGAGAATATTCTTCACTGTTAACGGCTGCATGGGCTAAATTTCCAATAGATATAATTCCTTTTGTTATTGCACACATTGCATCATTACTTGATGTCATTAAATGACATAAATCTTCATTACTCATTTCGGATATTCTGTCATTGCCGATATTAAGGCGTTTGTAGATATTATTCATGAGTATTCTACTCCTCGAATGCGTGCTATTTGTTCACCAATATTAACTACTGCGATCAATGCAATACTAATTAATTGTGCACCATTCAGACTTTTATCCGTTTCTATTAATAAAGAAACATACGTTCTTAGATTTTCTATTTCACTCGCAACACCTTCTAATTCATCAAATGCTTGATTATCTGACATGATATAATCTTTATTTATTTCTCTTAATTTTTGAGCTAAATTACATGCCTGACGATGTACGCCACGACACATTAAATGAGTATCCGGCTCAGCTTCATTTTGAGTTGCAGTAAGTACAGGGAATATTGATGCTTCAATTTCTTCCGCAATCTCGACGGCAGTTTGTAATTTGTTTGACATATTCCACCTTGAAATTTTATTTTTACTCAAAATTATTGATTAATTTAGTGAGTTCATGATTTTGAGTCGTTGATAACCGACGTACTGTACGTAACATTGCGTACGTATTGGGATCGCCTTCATTTTCAACAGCGGTTAATAATGGGATTACTAAAGCTAATATTTCTTCATTAAGTTCTAGCGCGTTCTGTAAAGCAGGTTTATTGTTCATTTTGGCCTCTAATTACACTATTCATGCTATCGATAATGTTATTTGTAGTGTCCAATGCCATCTCTATTAAATGACTTGTTTCTTTATTTTTTTCCGAAAAAAACCAAATGGATAAATAAGTTTGTAATTGCTCTGCGAAATGTAATGATTTTTGAATATCTGTGTGTGCTGATTCTTTTTTCATTTATTTGTCTCTTTTAGGTAGCCTATTAATAGTGATATCAAACACCATCAACTATGCGAGTAATGGTTTTTCCTTAATTATTCAAAATTTTTTAATTTTGATAATGCTACTTATGCAATTTCTACTTACTGCTCTAATGATGAAAATCATCATAAGTCATAGAAATATGTTCCAAATCAATGCTGAGCGATTGTGTTAAGGATTTTTACTTTCTTTTCATAATTGCACTCTTTACCTCCTCTTTGCATCAATAATATCAATTGCTTTATTTGTGTCAACAACAAATTTGTTTAAAAAACATATTTAATGCAATGGATTGATTTTATTTGCATTTTAAGGCACAAAAAAAACCAGCCATTGGCTGGTTACTGTGGAATGATAGACATATTTTGTTAAGCATATCTTCGCATGATTTGCGTCTGGCTGATCAAAACTTTCCCATGCATATGGAGCATTTCAACTTCTTCTGGGGCAAGTGACCAAGTTTCATAGGCTTTATTATCAGAAATAACCTTTAGCTCAAATTTTACCTTTTGAAGGCGTTTTATAAAAAAATTACCATTAAAATCAAATGAATATATGCCATCCCCATCAAAATGCTTTATAGATGTATCTATAAAAATCAAATCTCCGGGTTCAATAGTGCCTGACATAGCATCATCACGCACGTTGATCAAACTCATTGAACTAGAAGTTCTATTTCCAAATATTGATTTTGCATATTCTGGATCGTATTCAATAGAGTGAATTATTGGAACTATGTCACTGGTGCCTCTTGTTTTGTCAATACTTTCGGTAATATCTAGCGCTTCAACTCTGAATACATTGTCATTTTCAGTCTTCATGGTAAGCTTTTTGTCGCCTTCATTCCTAATGGATTCAGTGTCATCGTGATAAAATAACTCTGATACCGGAACCGATAATGCCTCTGCTATCTTAGCTAGGGATGACTCACTAAATCCCTGCCTTCCCCTTTCTAAGCGCGATAAGTTCCCTACATCTCCCCCTGTTGCTTGGGCGAGATCAAGAAGAGTCATATTTCTAGATTTTCTCAGCTCCCTTATTCGTGCACCAACATTAAATTCGCTCATGTTTTACCCTCTTAAACTTTATTTTTGCACATTTAACAATTTATTTGTCTTTCCTACAAGGTTTGATTTACAAATTAAGTTTTGCGTGTAATATGTGTGTAAAACAAATTATAGGAGGTGGCATGGATACTCCATTAAGAAAAATCAGAAAAGAGTTGGGATTGACACTTATTCAAGTGGCAAGTGCTGTTGGTTGCGACATTGGAAATCTTAGCCGAATGGAGAGGGGTCTTCAAAAACCAACGTTAAACCTAGCGGAAAAATTGGTGATCTTTTTTGATAAAAAAATAGATGAAATTCAAATTTTATACCCTGAACGATTTAAGCGAAATAATTACTTGGATGTTATTGAGTTAATAAACGGAGCCGTCCAAGCCCACGAACTGCGCCCCGATCTGCCCAAGGTGTTTCCACCACCTGAGGGGGATCATGTTTCCTGATTACACCCAAGTCACCCTGCCATCGCATTTCTACCCTGACGATGGCAAATGGATACAGGAGATGCTGGCGAAACTGAGGGCCAGCACCAGAGCAAAGATCGCCGCCCTGTATTCAGAAGTGTATCAAGCGACATGGGACAACGAACCCGTGTCATACCGCAAAGATAATACCGCCAGACGAGCAGCCAATATTCGACTAAGGGAATTTGTCACGAAGTATGAGAGAGCGGCACAGGGTTATACAGAAAAACCGAAAGCCGTATCAAGTAGTCAGGCAGTTTAGTTTCAGAGGGTGTACTTGTTGGTAAGTACAATAATGTATCAGTTTAATAGTACAAATGGGGTGACATATGGGGAAGAGGGGAAAACTTTCTAGGGGGTTTGGGGGTGATCTTTGAAAGGGGTGTTAGGGAAGGCACAGCCAAAGGAAAGACACAGATCTTAATGTAGATCTCTATAGGGTTACCAAAATTGCACAGACGTTTAGACGTCCAAAAAAGAAAAAGGCTTTTACTCTGGCAGAGAAAATTAATCAAGTGAGGGTATCAATGTTAAATCAGAATGGAAAAATGGAAGGGTGCAAGAAACCGAACGGTGACACTTTGGCGAGTAATTCCGTTCAGACTCTTGCAGTCGGCACTAACGAAAAGTTACCTGAGTCAAAGTATCGCACGGAAACCGCAGAAAATAAACCGGGGATCACATCATGCTGACTATCACCCCTAATTTCGCTCAGGAACGCGCCCTGAACATGCTGCGTCAGGACTGGAAGAACTATAACTCGTTTATGGTCTATGCCCCGACAGGCGCAGGTAAAACGGGATTATCGGCTTTTATCACAAAAGGGTTTGTCTCAAAGGGCATGAAAGTCATGATGATCTGCCCGTTCACCGTATTGATAAACCAGACTGCCCAGCGTTTTATTGAGTATGGTCTGCCTGAAGATGAGATCGCCTATATCTGGCGTGACCACCCGAACCAAGACCCATCAAAGCTGATTCAGATTGCGTCGGCTGACACCCTTATCCGCCGTGAGTTTCCCGCCGATATTGACCTGCTGGTGATTGATGAAGCACATCTGAAACGTAAGAAAATTCTGGAAGAAATCACGCGTCTGATAACGGAAACGGACTGCAAGGTCATCGGCTTATCCGGTACGCCATTTTCGCCGTTCCTTGGTCATTATTACCAGAAGCTGATTAAGCCCACGACGATAAGAGAATTAATCCAGCGGGGTGATCTGAGTGCCTATGAGTTTTACGCCCCCACTAAGCCTGACTTAACCGGCGTGAAATCAACACAAAGCGCGGAGTACGGCAGCGACTACAAAGAAGACGAGATCGCCGAGATTATGTGCGGGGCTGATTTAGTTGGGGATGTGGTCAGCAGCTGGCTTCAACTGGGCGAGAATCAGCCGACGATTTGTTTCTGCGTCAATGTCAGTCATGCCAACTTCGTGACGGTTGAGTTCAATCGTGCCGGTATCAATGCTGAGGTCATGACAGCCAGTACCCCCCTTGAAGAAAGAGAGCTGATCATCCATCGTTTTGAACAGGGAGCAACAAAAATCATCGTTAACGTTGGCGTTCTTGTGGCGGGGTTTGATAGCGATGTGCGCTGCATCATCTACGCCCGCCCGACAAAATCAGAAATCCGCTGGCTTCAATCAATCGGTAGATCGCTGCGCCCAGCACCGGGTAAAGAGCGAGCTATCATTCTCGATCACTCCGGCTCTGTTCACCGTCTCGGCTATCCCGACAGCATCGAATATGACGAACTGCCCAGCAAAAACGACGGCATGAAAACCCAATCCAGCTACCGTGAACAGGAGAGACGCGAAAAGCTGCCAAAAGAGTGCACCTCCTGCCACTACATGAAACCTGCCGGTGTCTACGTGTGCCCGAAGTGCGGCTTTAAACCACTGGCAGGTGAGGACATTGATGTCGATACCACGCGCGGCCTGAAGAAGTTAAGCCTGAAAGAACATGTTTATACACAAGAGGAAAAGCAGAGTTTCTATTCGCAGCTGAAGTATTACCAGAATCAGCGCGCTTCGCAGGGCAAGGTCTTCAGTGATGGTTGGGTTTCAAATACCTTTAAAGACAAGTTCGGTGTCTGGCCTCGTGGCTTGCATGACCGACCGCAGGAACTGACCCCCGAAGTGAATAACTTCATCAAGCACAAACAAATAGCCTGGGCGAAATCCCGTAAGAAAGCCGAACCAACGCAATCACCCAGTAACGAACAACAGGAAATGCACGTTGAAATAGCCCGTCACAAGATACGAGAGATGCGTGAAAACCTCAGCCTATTATCACATCAGGGAGACACACAGTGAACAGAATAAAAACCGCGGATGCCGTTATCGGCCACTGGCCTACAATTTTTGAATACTACGGTTTACCCCCAGTGACCGGCAAAAATCACTTTAAAGGCAAGTGCCCGATATGTGAACGGAGAGGGAGCTTTCGTATTGATGATCGAGAAGGGCGCGGCACATTTATTTGCGTCTGCAACGTAGGCGATGGTTGGAAGCTGCTCACGCTGACTCAGAAAAAAGACTACAGGACATTGGCCGATGAAATTGATCGGCTGCTGGGTATCCAGTCTGACAAGCGCAGTGTCGTGAAAAAAGACACCACTATCACCAGTTTTAGAAGCAAAATCACATCCTGTTATGCCAGTCTTCCCAGTATCAAGGGTACGCAAGGCGAGGCGTATTTACGTCACCGGGGCATTCATACCCTGCCTGCCGACAATGTGAAATATTGCCCCGATCAGCCGGTCAGGAACGGTAAATTGCAAGCCCTCTGGGCGTTGGTGACAGATGCCAAAGGGACGCTGTGTTACCTGCACCGCACGTACCTTGATGGCGACAAAAAAGCCAATATCACCGTACAGAAAAAACAGGATGCCATGCAGGAACAAAACTATAACGTTCATGCTCAATCACTCGCCATTCGTTTATTTCCGGTGTCGTCCACATTAGGGATTGCAGAAGGCATCGAAACCGCGTTGTCCTGCAAGCAAATCTACGGTGTAAATACATGGTCAACGGTGAACGCTGGCTTTATGGAGAAGTTCCTTGTTCCCAACGGCGTTAAGCATCTCATTATCTTTGCGGATTATGACCAGAGCGCGACGGGTCATGCCGCCGCCCTGAAATGCGCCCAAAAGAATTTATCGGCTAATAACGATTTAGAGAAAGTCAGCGTGTTCTGGCCGGATCACGGGGATTTCAACGATATGCTCCAGAACGCGGATCAAGCCAGAGAATTAGTGTTTATGAAAACGCAGCGGGAGAAAGCATCACAATGAAACTCGAATCAGCACTAAAACATTTTCACCCGAAGTCTCCGACTTTCAGTGATGCGTCTACCAGTACCGCCCCAGACAGAATGCAAGGCATGGATACGGCGGCCGCTTTAGGGATGGCAACCTCACAGGCTAAGTTTGGCATGACAGCATTCTTTGCCAAGAACGAGGTGAGCGAAGAAGACACGTTCAGCACGGTAGAGGCATTAACCCAGTATGCAAGGCGAACCGTGCCTAAGCTGATTGCAAAAGCGGCCGGGAATAAGTTGGGCAAATGCTTGGTGATCTTATCCAAGATGGCGTTTGAAAATTATGCCCGTTCAGCGGCATCAACCTGCCAGTGTTCAGAGTGCCAAGGGAAAGGGCTTATCTATGGCATGAAAGACGTTGAAAAGCATCCCGGTATTATTCGTACTGATGGGGTGGTGATCCTTGAACCGTGGATTGAAATCGAACGAGTGGGGGAACTTTGTCAGAAATGCAACGGGAAAGGCACTCTATCAAACCGTTGTCGCTGCAAGGGGCGAGGTCTTGTACTGGATGAGGAAGAGACAGCGGCACGCGGTGTACCGGTTCACAAGATTTGCCCTCGATGCTCAGGGCGAGGATACAGTCGAGTCCCGTCGTCAGTGGCTTATACCGCAATTAAGGCGCTTATCCCTGATTTGAACGAAAGGACATGGCGCAGGAACTGGAAACCGTTTTATGAAAAGCTGGTGAAGAAGTGCCGCACGGAAGAAAGACGCGCTGAAGAAGTATTCAATGCAATAACAAAATAAACAGTTGCTTTTTGTCCGCCGCTGGTCTACCATCTTCAAATAGTGGGAACTTGTAACTATACTCACTACGAATTTCAAGGCCTCGCATTCGCGGGGCTTTTTGCTTTCTGGGGGAACAAATGTCTACACCCGTAACAGAATCCTTGGTTTTTCGTCCTGCCTCTGAACTGCCTACATTTGATATGGATGATCAAGAAGTACTGGTTTATAACCCTTGTGACGGTTGGCATATTGGCTATGTCCGATTTGACGACGGAGAATATGTCGGTATTTATCCATGGATAGGAGAAGAATTTAAACCTCGATACTTTTATGTTGCATGGGCGTTGCTTCCTGATGGTTTTAAAATTGCGGACTTATTTGAAGACCAGAAAGCCACGCCGGAAGAACACGATCGCTATTGGGCGACAAGAGAGAAGCCGAACGGGAAATAACCCTTTGATCACGGATAACGCTATTTGATAACGGATAGTGGTTATTTGATCACGGATAACACCCAACCCTCCGGTAATTCCGGCTAGTTCAAAATATCAAGGCTGCGCTCTGGCGTGGCCTTTTCTGTATTTGCCACCGCAATCACTCTCATCACATCCGTATACATGCATTGCGGCTGGCAACCTATTAACTCAACTCACAGGGGCGACTCTCTCACCCCACGGACGCCCATTATCTGATGGGGTGGAATATGAAAATGAAAGAAAATCCTGATTTGTGGGCCGATTTGTTAAACGGCCTAAAGCATTCATGGCCGCAGATATCCGGCTCTATCCTGGCCATCCTGATTTGTTACGGTCGTCTGATTTATGACGGCGTGGAACGCAAAAACCGCTGGGTCGAAGCCTTACTGTGCGGCGCTCTGTCATGGTGTGTATCCAGTGGCTTGGAGATGTTTGGCATTCCGGGCAGTTTCGCACCGGCTATTGGTGGCGCCATCGGTTTTATTGGTGTTGAGAAAATCCGCGGCTTTGCTGTTCGGGCTATCAATAAGCGTTTGGGAGATAAGCAATGACCAGAGGCATACGCAATAACAATCCCGGCAACATTGATCACAATCCTGCTAATAAGTGGCAGGGTCAATTGCCTCATGACTGGAATATCGAAAAGCGGTTCTGTCGGTTTGAATCTGCTGAATATGGTATCCGGGCATTGATGAAGTTGCTTCTGAATTACCATAAAGGCGGGCATAACAGTATCTCTAAAATCATCAATCGATATGCGCCCAGCAATGAAAATAACACCACGGCTTACATTAACGGGGTTGCCAGGGCGCTCAATGTTGACCCGTTCGATAAGATTGAAGTTAACAAGCAAACCCTGATTGCATTGGCTAAGTCCATTATCCAGCATGAGAACGGCCAGCAACCCTATTCTGATGATGTGTTTACAAAGGCATATGAACTCCTATGAAAGATCATTATCTGTCTGGGCTGCTGTTCCTGTTTGCTTTCATTCTGTCTCTGTTAGGTGTGAAGGGGTGGGAGTTTTTCTTGATCATTGGCGGGCTGCTGTCTTTTATTAAATTGGTGTTACGGCGATGAAGTGGAAAGTTAAGGCTATCGCGGTGATGGTTTTTGTGGCTCTGATGGGTTCAGCGGTCCATTTCATCTACTCGGTGTATGCAGAGAATGGACAGCTCACTAAAGATAATCAATCACTGAACACCCAGTTATCACAAAAAAACGCCCTCATCACCAGCAAGGAAGAACGCATCAAACACCTTGCAGAAATAGACACCACCCGCTTACAGGAACTAACGAATGCCAAATCTAAAATCACTCAGCTTAGCGATGATTTGCGCACTCACGTTAAGCGCGTGTATGTCAGGGCAGAATGTCCAGTGTCTGAAACCGCTTCCTCCCCCGGCATGGATGGTTCAGGATCCGCCCGACTGGAGAAAGACGCTGAACAGGATTATGTACGTCTCCTCGGAGAACTGGAAACCCTCGAAGCCCAGTACCTTGGACTGAGGGATTATGTGAAGACTGAATGTAGAGGTAATGATGGCTGAAATAGATGAAATTAAACCGTGTCCATTTTGTAATAGTGAGCGCACAGAAATGAACGTGCATTCAGATGGCCCATGGTTTTTTGTGCAATGTATTGACTGTAATGCTAATGGGCCAGAAGACTGTGATCATGATTCTGCTATTCAATCATGGAATCAGAGAGTAGAGAATACATCACCCCAGAGCAAATGATTCTGGGGTGGTTGAAGCAATTTGGTGCTTACTTAGGGTAAACGCCTATATAATTATTCTGCTTTTTCTAAAGTAGCCACGTCAAATGAGTCTTTCTGTAAGTTGCCTTCAACGAACCAGAAACATTTATATTTTTCAACGTCTTGTGAGTACGTGTCGCGTGAATCTATTGTCATTTCGGGTCCACCACTTTTGAGAATAACCACATCACCTTTTTGGAAAGTATAGCTCATATTTATCTCCTTAAATATAAAAGAAAAAGAGATTAAATTGTATGTAATGGGAACAAATTTGGAATTTCCTAATTCACAAAATACAGAAATTTTTTTAGGGAAAAATAATGATACATAAGAAGCCAACGCTCAAAGACGAATAAGAGTGATTGGTGACACTTTAATTAAAAATAGGTAATTATTCCTTTACCCATTCCCTTGAGTGGTTAAAGCAATAACCCATGTCATCACCCCGTACCTATCGCGTACCCAACGCACACGGGCGGGTGGCATTTTTATTTGCGTCGGGTTATCGCCGTCTGTCGGTATTAGCTGTGACATGTTTCCTTACCATCGAGCGTACAGACAGAATCAAAAATAACCCATGCCACCGTTGACGACGGGCATTATCAGTAACATCCACTGTAGGCAGACGAAGGGGTGTGACAGCCGGAGAGACGGCCTGTATTGCCATCATGGTTCACAGAGCGGTGATTACAATATAGACAATAAATTGGTTTTCATTAATATCGAAATGTACTCCTATAATAAGATGTGCAGAGGTAATTATGACAGGCTTAAATTACGAAGCTATTGGTCGTTGTAAAATTTTGAAAGAAAGAATTAGAGAGTTAGATGTTCGGAGAAATGGGTTCATTGGTGAGCTGAGAGCAGAAGTCGCACGGCTGGCAAAAGGAGGCAGTCACCGCATTCCACCTGAAATCATGGTATTTGATATGGAATTAATGCATGAGTTGTTAAACAATATTTCATTCGCTGACAGTGACTTGATGCAGGCTGTGAATGAGTTTAATAACTGGAGCCAAGAAGCCGGGGAAAAGCCAGTACAGTTGCACACTCCAATGAGAACGTAATCAATGTCATATCTGTCATGAAGCCATCAGCTAACACTGGTGGCTTTTTCATTTGGAGGCCAGAATATGCCACCCCGCATTCCAAGAGCCTGTCGTAAGCAAGGCTGTCCTAAGACCACGACTGACCGCTCAGGCTACTGCACTGACCACCTGCATATTGGCTGGCAAACCCACCAACAAGGCAAGAGCCGACATAAACGCGGCTACGGCAGTAAGTGGGACACGTTACGGGAGCGTATTCTTAAAAGAGACCGGCAATTGTGCCAGACATGCTTGAGTCAGGGCGGGCAACCCAAGCCACGATGGTTGACCATATCATACCGAAAGCGCATGGCGGGACGGATGCAGAGAGCAATCTGTCTGCCATTTGTTATCGCTGTCATAGCCGCAAGACCGCCACGGAGCGATTACGATGAACAAGAAGCAAGTCAAGCTTTCCCGTTTGTTTAAGGACGGCCACTTCAAGGGTTATGTCTTAAGTGTTGATGGGCTGTTGTTATCGAGCCAGCAATACGTGAGTGTAGAGACGCAGGCGAAAGCGGCTCATGCCATTGTTACTGTCACCTTTGCAGTTACGGATGAGATGGTTGCTGACGCCCCCGACATTCACATTTAGTTTCAAATGAAATGATAGCCATTGAAATCATCAGATTGAAAATTAAATGATTTCAATTTGCAATTATTAAAGTAAGTTATAGTTACTCAAGGGGAGGGGCGGGTCAAATCCCTGCCACTCTCGCCCCACAGGACCGCCGCCTAGCCCTTTTCTGCATCGCCGCGAAATTCAAACCTTTTTTTGGGGTGCCCCAACTGCACCATTTGACAGGAGAAACACCATGGCAGGAAGACCGCCAACCCCAACTCACCTGCGTTTGGTGAGGGGTAACCCATCAAAACGACCCATTAATAAAAGTGAGCCTATGCCGGAAAAAGGGATACCCAACGTCCCCAGGCATTTTGGGAAAATGGGTCGCTATTGGCACGAACGGATCGCCGGGGAACTGGATAACGTCGGTATCCTGACACAGCTTGATGCCAAGGCACTGGAATTGCTGATTGAGGCTTACGTTGAGTACCGGACCCATTGCGACACGCTGGATAAAGAAGGGTACACCTACCGCACCGATCAGGGCTTAATCAAAGCCCATCCTGCCGCCGGAATGAAAGCGGATGCGTGGAAACGTATTCACGCCATGTTGAGTGCGTTCGGCATGTCACCGTCCAGCCGGTCAAAAGTCAATATGGCCGGGGAAGACAAAGACGATCCGCTGGCCGAACTGCTGCAACGGAGAGATTGACGATGGCGAAGGTGATTGACGGTATTCGCTACGCCGAGCGCGTGGTGGCCGGTGACATTGTGTCCGGGGAATTGGTTCAACTGGCCTGTCAGCGTTTTCTGGATGATCTGACACACAGCGAAGCACGCGGCATCACATTCAGTGAACCCCGCGCCCAGCATATCCTGAATTTTTACAAATTCGTGCCCCATGTTAAAGGCGCACTGGCAGGCAAACCGATTGACCTGATGGACTGGCACGTTTTCATTCTCATCAATCTGTTTGGCTTTGTCCGCCCGCTGATTGACGAGTCTACCGGGGAGATTGTGCTGCGCAATGACGGCAGTGCTCGCCCGGTGATGGTGCGCCGGTTCCGCACGGCCTATAACGAGGTGGCGCGCAAGAATGCCAAATCCACGTTATCGTCCGGCATCGGGCTGTACATGACCGGGGCAGACAGCGAGGGCGGTGCCGAGGTCTATTCAGCGGCCACCACCCGCGATCAGGCACGCATTGTATTTGAGGATGCCAAGAACATGATCAAGCAGGCCCGGCCCACACTGGGCAGGCTGTTTGATTTCAACAAGCTGGCGATTTATCAGGAACAGTCTGCCTCCAAGTTTGAGCCGCTGTCCAGTGACGCCAACAACCTTGACGGCCTCAATATCCACTGTGGCATTGTCGATGAGCTGCACGCCCACAAAACCCGTGACGTGTGGGATGTGCTGGAAACCGCTACGGGCGCCCGGCTGCAATCCCTGCTGTTTGGCATCACCACCGCGGGCTTTAATAAGGAAGGCATTTGTTACGAGTTACGCGACTATACCGTCAAGGTACTGCGTGGTCAGGTGGAGGATGACACCTTTTTCGGCCTGATTTATACGCTGGATAAAGAAGACGACCCCTTTGATGAAACGGTCTGGCAAAAGGCCAACCCCGGACTCGGTATCTGCAAGCGCTGGGATGACCTGCGCCGGCTGGCGAAAAAGGCCAAGGAACAAGTCTCTGCCCGGCATAACTTTTTTACCAAGCACATGAACCTGTGGGTCACGGCCGAATCGGCATGGATGGATATGCTTAAATGGGATGACTGCGAACCCTGTTCACCGCCCCATGAACTGAAAACCTACCCGATGTGGGTCGGGGTAGACTTGGCCAACAAGATTGATATCTGCGCCGCCGTCAAGGTGTGGCAGGCGAATAACGGCCATGTCCATGCTGACTTTAAGTTCTGGTTGCCGGAAGACCGGCTGGAACGCTGCTCACGGCAACAGGCGGAGCTGTACCGCAAGTGGGGTGAGACAGGCGTACTGACCCTGACCGATGGCGAGGTGGTGGATCATGCCCAGATAAAGGAAGAGTTGCAGTATTGGGTCAGCGGGGACAGCCTGAAAGAGATCGGCTTTGACCCGTGGAGTGCGACCCAGTTTAGCCTGGCGCTGGCGGAAGAAGGACTGCCATTGGTGGAAGTGCCCCAGACCGTGCGCAACCTGTCGGAAGCCATGAAGACACTGGAAGCCTTGGTTTACAGCGGTAAGTTCCATCATAACGATCACCCGGTGATGAACTGGATGATGAGCAATGTCACGGTCAAGCCGGACAAAAACGACAACATTTTTCCCAACAAATCCACGCCGGAAGCCAAGATAGACGGTCCCTTTGCCCTGTTTACTGCCCTGAGCCGCTTATTGGTGAACGGCGGGGAGCAAGTGGAAAGCCTGTCGGATGTGCTGATGAGCCGGGGTTTGCGCGCGCTCTGAGGTTCTTTCATGAAACTTTTAATCATTACTGCCCTGCTGGTCGGATTGGCAGGTGGCGGCCTCGTGTCTTACGGGGCATGGCTGCTGCTGCCGGCAGCCGGGTTTATCGTGGCTGGGTTGTTGTGCCTTGGCTGGTCGTATCTGGTTTCACGTATGCTGGACAGTCAACCGGATAGGGAGGCCTGATGTTCTTTCCCGGACTGTTTCGAAAATCCGCCCAGCCGATGACCTCGCGTGACTTAAGTGAACTGATCGGCCTGTCGTATGACACCTACACCGGACGGCGGGTCAGCCCCCAACTTGCGATGCAACTCACCGCGGTCTTTAGTTGTGTGCGGGTGCTGGCGGAATCGGTCGGCATGCTGCCCTGTTCACTGTACGAGCAATTGGAACGGGGCAATAAGCGCGCCGTCAAGGAGCGGCTGCATAAGTTGCTGTCGGTCAAACCCAATCACTACATGACCCCACAAGAGTTCTGGGAGCTGTTGGTCGCGAGTTTATGCCTGAGGGGCAACTTTTACGCCTACAAGGTCAAGGCACTCGGCGAGGTGGTGGAGTTACTGCCCCTCGATCCGGGGAGTGTCAGCCCCAAACTGAACAGTGACTGGCAGCCAGAATATCAGGTGACCTTTCCGAACGGCGAGAGCCAGACACTGACCCAGGATGACCTCTGGCATGTACGCATTTTTACCCTGGATGGCCTGACCGGGTTAAGTCCGATTGCCTATGCCCGGCAGGCCATCGGGTTGGGGCTGGCGACCGAAGAACACGGTTCACGGCTGTTCGGCAACGGGGCGGTCACCAGTGGGGTATTGCAAACCGATCAATCCCTGACGGATGACGCCTTTGACCGCCTGAAAGCCGATTTTGAAGCCCGGCATCAGGGGCTGGTCAATGCCCATAAGCCGATGATTTTGGAGATGGGGCTGCAATGGAAACAAATCAGTCTGTCTGCTGAAGATGCCCAGTTTCTGGAAACCCGGAAGTTTCAGCTGGAAGAAATCTGCCGTATTTATCGCGTGCCGCTGCACATGGTGCAGAACACCGACCATGCCACCTTTAACAACATTGAGAATCTGGGGATCGGCTTTATCAACTACTCGCTGGTGCCGTACCTGACCCGCATTGAACAGCGCATCAATGCCGGATTGGTGAAAAACAGTAAACAGGGGCAGCTTTATGCCAAGTTTAATGTCGGTGCCCTGCTGCGCGGGGACATGAAATCCCGCCTTGAGGCGTATGCCAAAGGCATTAACTGGGGTATCTATTCACCGAATGAATGCCGTGAGTTGGAAGAACTGAATCCCCGCGAGGGCGGTGACATTTACCTGACTCCGCTGAACATGACCCCCGATCCCGATGCGACCATGGAGAAAACACCGCATGTCGATGATGACCAAACAACGGCTTGACGTGCCCCTGAAAATCAAATCAGTCAGCGACTCCGGCGAGTTCGAGGGCTACGGTTCGGTCTTCGGGGTGAAAGACAGCTATGACGATATTGTGTTGCCCGGCGCGTTTGCCAACACCCTGAAACAATGGGGCGCAAAAGGCAGCCTGCCTGCCCTGCTCTGGCAGCACCGGATGGATGAACCCATCGGTATCTATACCGAGATGAACGAAGACGACACCGGGCTATACCTCAAGGGGCGATTATTGATTGACGACGACCCGCTGGCAAAACGGGCACATGCCCATATGAAAGCCGGCTCCCTGTCCGGTTTGTCCATCGGCTATGTGCTGAAAGATGGGGAGTACGACCGAGACAAAGGGGCTTTTTTACTGAAAGACCTCGATTTGTGGGAAGTGAGTCTGGTGACCTTTCCCGCCAATGATGAGGCGCGGGTAAGTGACGTCAAGTCGGCCTTTGCCCGGGGTGACATTCCGTCACAAAAAAGTCTCGAACGGGTCCTGCGCGACGTTGGACTCTCCCGCGCTCAGGCCAAGGCATTCATGGCAGAGGGCTATGGGGCATTGTCTCTGCGTGACGCTGAGGCTGTGTCGGCACTGAATGCACTGAAATCATTACATTTTAACTAATTGGAGTTTTTTATGGCTATTGAAGTCAAAGACGTACAACAGGTCGCGCAGGAAATTCAGCAGCGCTTCGACGAGTTCAGACAAAAAAACGACCAGCGCATGGAAGCCATTGAGGCGGAAAAAAGTAAGTTGGCCGGACAGGTCGATACCCTGAACGGCAAGCTGTCTGAGCTGGATGCCCTGAAAACTGCGCTGGAAGACGAGCTGGCGGGGCTGAAACGCCCGGCAGGCGGGAGTAACAACAAGGCCGTGAACGAGCACAAAACCGCGTTTGCCCAGTTTATCCGCAAGGGGCGTGAAGACGGACTGGCCGAACTGGAGCGAAAAGCCATGCAGACCTCGGTTGATCCTGAAGGGGGGTATGCTGTACCGGAGGAGCTGGACCGCAACATCATCAGCGCCCTGAAGGACGAGGTGGTGATGCGCGCGGAATGTAACGTGGTATCGGTGGGCAACCCCAACTTCAAGCAGTTGGTCAACCAAGGGGGTACCAATAGCGGCTGGGTGGGCGAAACCGACGAGCGCCCAGAAACTAAAACGTCAAAGCTGGCCCCCATTGAACCCATCTGGGGGGAAATCTACGGCAATCCGGCTGCGACCCAGATCATGCTGGACGATGTGTTCTTTGATGTGGAGGCGTTTATCTCGTCTGAGCTGACACGGGAATTTGCTGAGCAGGAAGAAAGCGCCTTTACCCACGGTGACGGCAAGAACAAGCCAAAAGGTCTGCTGGCCTATGGCAGTGATATTCAGGACGATACCGCCCGTAAATGGGGCACCCTCCAGCACCTGTTGCTGAAAAAGCCGACCGAGGTCACCGCTGACGAAATCATGCAATTGATCTACACCCTGCGCAAGCCGTACCGCAACGGGGCGAAGTTCATGATGAACAACAAGATGTTGTTTCAGGTGCGTACCCTGAAAGACAGTCAGGGCAACTACCTGTGGCAGCCGGGCTTGCAACTGGGACAACCTTCCGCCTTGCTGGGTTACGGTATTGCGGAGAATGAGCAGTTTGCGGATTTAGGGGCCGGTGCCGTGCCGGTGGCGTTCGGCAACTTCAAACGCTGCTACACCATTCTGGACAGGCTGGGAGTGCGCATGTTGCGTGATCCGTACACCCACAAGCCATTTATCCACTTCTACACCACCAAGCGCGTGGGGTCGTTGTTGGTAGACAGCAATGCCGTGAAGCTGCTCATGGCGGCAGGAAGCAGCAAGCCATAATCCCCGGTGGCGGCATCAATGCCGCCTTTTTCAGGAGTCAACCATGTCATTACCCACGATTGAGGAGTTGCGGTTGCAATGCAAAGTGGATGAAACTGAGGACGATGAGCTGTTGTTAGCCTATCTCGCCAGTGCCAAAGAAAAAGCCGAAAACTACCTTAACCGTCAACTTTATGAAGAGCACGTTCCGGCAGACGATCCCGACGGCATGTTGATTACCCCGCTGATTAAACTGGCCTTAATGCTGGCAGTAGGGTTCTGGTATGAACACCGCGAACCGAATGTCTTGGCTAGCGGGTTTAAGGATCTGCTGAATGATTACCGTATCCGACCTGTCAGGGGGAAATCATGAATATCGGCCGATTACGCCACCGTATCACATTACAACATTTCACCCAGATAACCCTGCCTTCGGGTCAGCGAATACAGGAATGGCGGGATATTGCTACCGTCTGGGCGGAGGTTAAACACATCAGCGGCCGCGAACTACTGGCCTCCGGGGCGGCGTTATCAGAGACCACTGTGCGGGTCTGGCTGCGTTACCGGGCCGATGTTACCCCGGCCTCCCGCATGGTGTTTCGGGGGCAAACGTATGGCATTCAGGCCGTTATCCCCGATCCCAAACGCACCCAACTGGAGTTATTATGCAAACAGGGGTTAAACCATGATTAACACCAATTTAGATTTTTCCGGCCTGCAAGACATCGCCGCTGACTTGGAATTACTCAGTAAAGCTGAAAACACACAGGTACTGAGAAAAGTCACCTATGCCGCGGCGTCGGTATTGCGGGATGAGGTACGGGCGAAAGCCCCGAAGAGAACCGGCAAACTGGCGCGTAATATTATGGCGTCCAACCGGCGCATGCAGGACGGGACGGCCTCGGCGGGGGTCTATGTACGAGGCTCCAATCCTAAGGGCACCAACAGCGACACCACCATGAAAAAAGACGACCCGCGCAATGCGTACTACTGGCGCTTTTTGGAAAACGGGACTTCCAAGATGGCACCGCAACCGTTTATCCGTCCCGCGTTTGACAGCAAAGCCGATGCAGCCACCGAAGCCGCGATACAACGGGCGAATCAGGCCATTGATGAGATATTGTCAAAATGAAAGAGGCCGATATTTTCCTTTTATTGAATCCGGTCCTGCCCGGCAAGGTCTTTCCTTATGTGGCGCCCCAGTCAACACCGCCCGTGAAGCCGCCGTGGCTGATCTTCTCACTCTACGATATTGATCAGGATGTGCTGAACGGGCAGGCGGGCACCCTGACTAACCTGCAAGTGGATATCTACGCCCGTACCATTGATGAGGCTCGTGCCCTGCGGGACAAGGCGCGATCAGCCCTTGCCGGATTCAGGCCGACAGACCTCAGCGAAACAAACGGTTACGAGTCTGACACCGGACTGTATCGTGCCACACTGGAATGCCAGATCTGGCAGTAACTTTCACCACGTCGCCTTTCGGGGCGGTTTTTTTCTTTCCGGAGAATCACCGATGAGCAGTAAATACGAAAAGGCCCAGGGCACGAAAGTGAGCATTTCCGCCCAGCCGGCCACCGAAGCGAACCCCAAAAATGCCGTCTGGCAGGATATTGACTGCACCACCAAGGAAATCAGCTATACAGGCGGACAGAAGTCAGACATCGAAGTCACCACCCTGTGCTCTACCGAACAGGAAATGACCAACGGTTTAGCGGCACCGGGAGAAATTACCCTGTCCGGCAACTGGTCCGCCGATGAGGCGGGGCAAAACACGCTGCGTAATGCCTATGACACCGACGAACTGCACGCGTTTAAGGTGTCGTTCCCCACCGGCAATGGCTACGCCTTTCTGGCCGAAGTGCGTCAGAACTCATGGAGCGTCGCTGGCGGTGGACTGGTGACCGCCTCCTTTACCTTGCGCCTTAAGGGCAAGCCCATTCCATTGAAACCTACTGTATTAACCAAAGGCACCGTACAAGGATAATTATCATGGCAAAGAAAATTGACTTACGTGCACGGGCACTGGCACCCAATTCAGGCTTTCGCAGTAAAACCGTCACCGTGTCCGAATGGGACGGCGTGACAGTCACCTTACGCGAACCCTCAGCGGGGGCATGGGGATGCTGGCAGGAAATCATCTCACCCCCGAAGAAGAAGAGACAGTTTTCCTGTCAGCGGCGGAGAAAACCCACCGTAACATCCGCGGTGACGTGGTGCTGTTTATTGACGTGCTGCGCGATGAACACGGCGATCCGGTCTTTAATGCCGAAGATACGGAGATTGTGGCGGAGATTTACGGTCCTGTGCACTCCCGCTTACTGCATCAGGCACTGGATCTAATGACCGCCCCGGCGGACGTGGAAAAAAAGTTCGGGACCCGCTGACCTTCTTTATGATGACACTGGCGCTGCGGCTGGGAAAAACCCTGCACGAACTGCAACGTGACCTGTCCGCCAGTGAACTCCTGTACTGGCTGGAATATAACCGCCTGAGTCCGTTGGGGGATCGGCGCGGGGATGTTCAGGCCGCCCAGATTGCGACGGCGGTTTACCAGTCACAGGGGGGCAAAGTCAGCCTGAACGACACCCTACTGCAATGGGGTGAGCCGGAAACCGACATCGGTCACGACAGCACGTCCGGGCTGGAGGCGTTTTTATCTACCCTATCCTGAGTTTCTTTCTATGACAAAAGTGCGTGAACTCATTATCAAAATCTCGGCAGACTCCAAGTCGTTTCAGTCTGAGATTGCCCGCGCCTCACGGATGGGTGCGGATTACCACCGGGTAATGGAAAACGGCAACCGGAGTGCAACCGCCGCTGCCCGTGGCAGTACCGCCGCCCTGCGTGACCTGAATAATCAACTGGTTTCCGTCAAGGCGTCAGCCGTGGGCATGGCAGGATCGTTTGCGGGCATCTTTGCCACCAGTAAACTCATTGAAACCGCCGATAAATGGACAAACTTAAACTCCCGTTTGAAACTGGCGACCCAATCCACCACAGACCTTGCGAACAGTCAGCGATTGCTCATGGACATGAGCCAGAAAACCGGCACTTCCTTTGAGGCCAATGCTACGGTTTTTGCCCGTGCAGCAGCCCCAATGCGGGCGCTGAGCTACGCTTCGCAGGATATCGTTAACATGACGGAAGTGTTGTCGACAGGATTGCGGATATCCGGTGCGAGTGCCTCAGAAGCCAGCTCAGTACTGGTTCAGTTCTCGCAGGCGATGTCGTCCGGGGTGCTGCGAGGCGAGGAATTTAACGCCATGGCGGAAAACGGCAGCCGGATCATTCAGGCGCTGGCCGATGGCATGGGGGTCGCCAGAACGAAACTCAAAGGCATGGCGGATAACGGGCTGTTGACCATGGAGAAAGTCATTCCCGCCCTGTTAAGTCAGATGGAGAAGTTGAAGGCGGAAGGCCTGTCCATGGGGGCAACGGTCGAAAAATCGTTAACCCGGGTGCAGAATGCCTTTATGCAATGGGTAGGTGGCGCGAATGAGGCAACGGGCACCACACGAGTACTCGCCGGCACACTGGATTCAGTTTCCAAGCACATCGATACCCTGGCGATGGGATTGGGAACGTTGGTTGTTGTCGGTGCTGCCCGATTCTTCGGTGGCATGACAAATGGGGCCATTAATTCTGCGCGTGGCGTGTTTCAGGCTTACCGTGCCGAGGTCACTTTAGCTGATGCACAAGTTAGGGGAACTCAAATATCCACGGCGCGGGCGCGGGCGGCAGTATATCGGGCGCAACAGGCGTTGGCCGCCGCCCGAAATACGGACCAGCAGACACAGGCCGAAAATAGGTTAGCACAGGCACAAACTCGTCTCAGACGCAATATGGATGCCCGGCGAGCGGCCCAAGATAGATTAAATGGTATCACCTCGGTTGGGTCACGATTGATGGGGGGCGCTCTGGGGCTGATTGGAGGTATTCCCGGTCTGATCATGTTGGGAGCGGGAGCATGGTACACCCTATACCAAAATCAGGAGCAGGCCAGATTATCTGCTCAAGAGTATGGGCGTACTATTCAGGATATGCGACAAAAGATAAGTGATATGTCAGTACCTCAATTGACTGATAATCACTCAAAGACGGTAAGCGCAGCAAGGGAGCAAGGGCGGTTAATTAACGAGCAGGAGGAAAAAGTCCGCTCCTTGAAAAATCAGATTACCGGACTCCAAGAAATATTGGCAAATCCTGGGATAATGACGGGCGATTATATGATTAATCACCTGATGTCTCGAACGGAGGCCACCCAAAAACTTTATGATACACAATTGCAGCTGTTGTCAGAAGAAGAACAGCTGGTTCAACAACAAAATCATCTTGCGACTGTTCAGGAAACGTTAACCGAAATTGATCGTAGGCGCATTGATTTACTCAAGCAAAAAGCAGCAGAAGAAACAATGGCTCGTCAATCTTTACTCATGATGAATGCCGCACACAGTGAATTCAATCGTCTGATGAATACGGGGAATCGCCTGCTTCAAGAGCGCCAACAGCAGGCCCAAATTCCCTTGATGCTACCTCAGGCCCTTTTGAACGATAAGCAACAGGATTTTCTCAAGAAATCCGATCGTGATCTTACGCTCTCCTCATTACAGGGTGAAGATCGGGTCAGAAAACAGGCGGAGTTTGCAGCCGAAGATCAAGGTCTGAACACCCTGCAACATCAGGGTAATTATCAAAAATACATCAACAATGCGGTTACTGCCTATCAAAACGGTGAAAAAGCGAGGGAAGCCCAAGCCGCCGCTTCAAAAGCAGCCAGTGAAGCGGCAAAGGTAGCACGGGAAGCTGCCGCCGCACAGGAAAATTACCGCAAGAAAGTGGCTGACCTAAACCAAGAGATTCAGGTTGAACAGGTTCGCATGAAGGATGGTGAGAGGGCGGCATCATTGTTTGCGGCGTCGATGGACATCAGCGCCACCTACACCGGGAAGCAACGCGAAGAGCTGATTCGGCTTAGTCAAGCGAGCATTCTTGCCAAGCAACGCACGCAAGATCTCCACGATGCCATTGAAGCTGACCCGTATCGCAAAGCGGCGCACGCCCGCAAGGAAGCCGAAGCGCAGTTACAGCGACAGATTGCGTCCGGGGATATCCAGACCGCCGAAGAAGCCGCCCGCCGTAAGCAAGCTATCACCCTGAATTACCTGAATGTCATTGCTGAGGCTAACCAGCGTTATGCGGTATCTCCCGCGGCGGAATTAGTGGGAAATGTTGACCCTTTACAGGATATCCAAAACCAACTGGAGAAACGCAAGGCACTGATTCAAACCTATGCCACTGAAACCCTGATCACCGAACAGCGTAAAAACGAGTTACTGATAGCCTCGGATAATGAAGCCAATCAACGCCGTTATGAGGCCGCGATGCAGCTTTACGCCAGTCAGGGACGGTTGCAGAAAATGACGGTGGATTTGTTTACGGTCACCAAGGAGCGCATGACCAATATGCTGACGGGGATGCTAACCGGCACCCAAACCTTCAAGGAGGGTATGGTCAGCCTCTTTGCGTCCCTGACCCAGAGTATTATCCAGAACATGGTGGATATGGCGGCACAAGCTCTTGTGACCAACACCGTATTGAAAGGCGCAATGGGGATTGGTGGCAGTATGATCGGGGGAATGGCTGGTGGATTAGGCAGTGCCGCAGCGGGAACGGCAGCGAACACGGGGCAATGGGCATGTCAACAGGGTGGCAGAGCTATGTTGCCAACGCCAAAGGCGGTGTTTATCAATCAGCAAACCTGAGCCAGTACAGCGGGCAGATTGTCAGCAGCCCTACCTTATTTGCATTTGCCAAGGGGGCTGGACTGATGGGCGAAGCAGGACCCGAAGCCATCATGCCGCTGACCCGTGGCGCGGATGGCTCGCTCGGTGTGCGTGCAATTATGCCACCGGGCGGCATGGGTGGTGGAGCGCCTAATATTCAGGTCTATATCACGGATTCTGGCGGCCGCAGTCAGGTTGCCAATGGGGCGGATGCGGCACTGGGTGAAAGTCTGGCGCGGGGATTTGCTCAGGTTTATTACGCTGAGCGGGATAAAGACCTGCGTCCGGGCGGGGCAATCCACCGCGCTATCAGGGGGAGATAATGCTGGACACATTTCACTGGAGTCCCCGAACCAGTGCCTCTTCGACAGTGGATTTTGCCATACGAAAGGCGAGTTTTGGGGATGGGTATACACAAGTTTCCGGGGATGGCCTGCATCCCCGCAGCCAGAAATGGGCGGTGGATTTTATCGGCAATGAATCGTATATCCGGGCGATCCTGACATTTTTAGACCGCCATCAGGGGCATAAATCGTTTGTCTGGACACCGCCCCTTTCGGATGCAGGGCTGTATCGCTGCGAAGGTTATAAGACCGCCGCCCTGGGCGGCAACAAGTATTCTTTGTCGGCAGAGTTTATTCAGGCATATCACCCTTAGGAGGACATCATGATCAGTGCTGACGTGCAAAAGTTGGCGCCGGGCAACACCATTCGGCTATATGAAGTGGACGGAACGGCATTCGGGGCGGATATTCTGCGGTTTCATGCCTACGGGGTACCATTGACCCCTGACGAGATTGAGGCGGCAAAAAACCATCCCGACACATTCAAACCTAAGTCTATCTGGTGGCAGGGGCAAGAATACGGGGCGTGGCCTGTCAGAATCGAAGGATTGGATATGTCCAGTGACGGGCAGTCCGCCCGGCCAAAATTAAAGGTGGCCAACCTTAACGGGCTGATAACCGCCTTGTGCCTGCGTTTTGATGACATGGTGCAAGCCAAGGTGACCATCCACGACACCCTGATGCACTATCTGGATGTGGTGAACTTCCCGGAAGGGAACCCGACAGCCAACCCCGAACAGGAAAGAAAACAGGTTTTCTATGTTGACCGCAAGGAGTCGGAAACAAACGAGTCCGTTTCTTTTGAGCTTGCCAGTCCCGCCGATTTGGAGGGGCTGAAAATCCCGACCCGGCAAATTCATAGCTTATGCACTTGGTGTGCACGAGGCTGGTATCGTACAGGCAAGGGCTGCGATTACGCCGGAACCCGTTATTTTGATGAAAATGATAATCCGGTGGATGATCCCAGTAAAGACCGATGCCCTGGTTTGCTCAAATCGTGCAAGTTGCGGTTTGATGAAGATGAGCCGTTACCGTTCGGGGGCTATCCCGGCGCAGCATTAATCAGGCGGTGATGATGCGTGATAAGACACTGACAGAGATATTTGCGCATGCACAGGCTGAATATCCCAGAGAAGCCTGCGGGGTGATTGCCCAGAAAAGCCGGGTAGAGAAATATTTCCCCTGTCAGAACTTGGCCCCTGACCCTACTGAACAATTTCACCTCGATCCATTGGGTTATGCCACCGCCGAAGCATGGGGTACCATCATTGCGATTGTTCACAGTCACCCTGATGCCACCACCCGACCCAGTGAACTGGATGCCGCTCAATGTGATGCTACTGAATTACCGTGGCATATTGTCAGTTGGCCAGAAGGGGATTTCAGGACGATTTATCCCAGAGGTGAACTGCCGTTGATTGGACGCCCATTTGTTCTGGGTATTTACGATTGCTACGGTTTAATTATGAGTTATTACCGCCAACAGTACGGCATTGAACTGAATGACTATCGAGTCAATTATCCGTGGTGGGAGCAAGGCGAAAATCGATACATGGATAATTTTGCACAGGCGGGTTTTGTTGAAATTATCGGCGATCCTCAGGAAGGTGATGTGGTGCTGATGCAGGTTCAGGCCGACGTAGTTAACCATGCCGGAATTTTACTGGACGGTAATTTATTGCTGCATCATCTTTATGGTCAATTAAGCCAGAAAGTGCCGTATGGGGGATATTGGAAGGATAGAACTGTGAAGACGCTGCGATATAAAAAATTGCATAAATAATCGTTCATAATTAGCATGGAAGAAGGTTAAATGACGGAGGGTAGTTATGGATGGTTTTTGGGGACTTGTGATTATTTCCGCCTTTTTGGGATTAATTCCAGCGGGAATAGCCGCCAGTAAAGGTAGAAGTTTTGGTGCATGGTGGTTTTATGGCTTCCTTATTTTTATTGTGGCACTTATTCACTCCCTTGTGTTGGAATCAAAGCAGCACATTACAGAGGAAAAGAAAATTAATGCAGGGGAAATAAAAAAATGCCCATTTTGCGCTGAAACGATCAAGACGGAAGCTATTGTTTGTAAGCACTGCAATAAAGAAATTCACCCTATCTGTAGTGTGAGTGATCAGGATTTTTTAAGCACCCTGTCTTCTTACAAACTTTATTTTCATAAGAATGGTGGTTATGAGTTGGATGATGCAACACTCATGATGGCTGTTCGAAGGATGAAAGATATTAGAGGTGGAACAATCACTGATGAGGAGTATGTTAAATTTATCGAAGAATTTGGCACAATCATTTCATCCATCCAAGACAATTTACCTGAGCAACTAAAAGACGAATTTGATGAACGATATCGTTATTGGATGCTCAAATAATTTTTAACCCTCTTCGGAGGGTTTTTTTATGGAGTCATTATGGCTTTTATTGATGTCCCAATGCGAATCGTGCGCCTGCATGGTCCGCTTATTTCCCGTTTCGGGAAAGAGTTTAAATATAAAGCGCGGGATGCCCGTCACGCCATTAACGCTATGCGGTGCCTATTGCCCGACTTTGAGAAATATATGGCTGAGGCACATAAAAAAGGACTGACATTTGCGATTTTTGTCGGTGGCAAAAATATCAGTCAGGATGAACTGGACATGACAAAAGGCACGGATGATATTCATCTCTTGCCGGTCATTATTGGCAGCAAACGGGCGGGCATGTTTCAAACGATTTTAGGGGTGGCATTAGTTGCCATTGCTGCCATCGCTACTAATGGTTTTGCTGGTGGGCTGGCCGCGTCTGGATGGTGGGGAACCACAGCTATGGCAGGTGCTTCAATGGCTTTTGGTGGTGTAGTCCAGATGCTATCCCCCAAATGCCCGGCTTACGGATGCGTGAATCTCCCGAAAACAAACCCTCTTATGCCTTTGGCGGTCCGGTGAATACCACAGCGCAAGGTAATCCCGTCCCCGTACTGTATGGTACGCGCGAAATCGGCGGGGCCATTATCTCGGCAGGCATCTACGCCGAAGACCAGCAATAAATTTTAACGTTTTCATTGGGCGCTGAGGCGTCTTTTTTTATGGGTGGAATATGGGCAATCATCTTATTCAGGGCAGCAAGGGCGGTGGTGGTGGTGGGTATACTCCGGTCGAGTCACCGGACAGTATTCAATCTATTGCAAAAGCCAAGATATTGCTAGCGTTAGGTGAAGGGGAGTTTGCGGGTGGATTGGACGGCACCCGTATCTTTATGGACGGAACGCCGCTCACGGGCCCAGACGGAACCCCTAACTTTGAAGGGGTAAAATGGAAATTTCGTCCCGGCACGCAGGCGCAGGAATATATCAAGGGGATGCCCGCCGCGGAAAATGAAATCCGCCTGGGAACAGAAATCAAGGCTTCAATGCCGTGGACAAAATACATCGCCAATACGAAATTGTCTGCCGTTCGGGTGCGCTTGGGGTGGCCGGCACTGCAACAGCAACATGAAAATGGGGACGTCACCGGCTACCGGATTGATTATGCCGTTGATCTGGCGACAGACGGCGGAGCCTACAAAGAAGTGTTGCTGGCGGCATTGGATGATAAAACCACGACCTTATATGAACGGTCGCACCGCATTGATTTACCCAACGCAACCACGGGCTGGCAAATTCGGGTCAGGAAATTAACCCCGGATGCCAAAAGTGGCCGCATTGCAGACAAGATGAACATCATGGCCTTTACTGAGATCATTGATGCCAAGCTGCGTTATCCCAATACCGCCTTGCTTTATGTCGAGTTCGACGCTCAGCAGTTCCCCAATACTCCCCAGATATCCTGCAAGCCACAGGGCAGGATCATTCGCGTACCGGATAACTATGACCCCATTTCTCGTACTTATTTCGGTGTCTGGATGGGGGGCTTCAAGTGGGCGTATTCTGACAACCCCGCATGGGTATTCTACGACATTATTTTGTCTGAGATGTTCGGGCTGGGAAACCGTATCAACTCGACACAGATAAGCGAAGAGGAACTGTACCGCATTGCCCAGTATTGTGACCAGCTTGTGCCTGATGGCAAAGGGGGTGGCGGGATGGAACCGCGATTTACCTGTAATGTCTATATCCAGTCCCGTGAGGAAGCGTGGACGGTATTAACCGATCTGGCCGCCATTTTCCGGGGAACAACTTACTGGGGTGCAAATGAGTTCGTGACACAGGCCGATATGCCCGCCGATGTTTCCTATATCTTTAACCAGTCCAATGTGATTAACGGGGATTTTGTCTACAGTGGCGGCAGTGAAAGGGCGCGCTACAGTACGGCGATGGTGAGTTGGTCAGATCCGGATAATCATTATGCTGATGCGATTGAGGCCGTGTCGGATGATGTGCTGGTGCGTCGCTATGATGTTAACCAGATGGAAATCACCGCGATTGGCTGTACCCGCCAGAGTGAGGCGCAACGGCGTGGACGCTGGGCGCTGTTAACCAGCTCGCGTGACAGTGTAGTGTCATTCAAGGTCGGGCTGGAGGGACAACTTCCGTTACCCGGTCATATTATTGGTGTTGCCGCAAAGAACCGCGCAGGCCGTGTAATTGGGGGGCGCATCCGCGCCGTATCAGGACGCAATATCACACTGGATCGCCAGCCTGATGCGAAGGTGGGTGATCGGTTAATGATCAACCTACCCTCCGGTGTTTCACAGGGCAGAACCCTACAGGCGATTAATGACAATGTGGTGACTGTCACGACAAATTACAGTGAAGCGCCAGAGAGTGAAGCAGGCTGGGCGATTGATGCGAATGATTTGTTTATTCAGCAATACCGGGTAACCAGCATCCGTGAAGAGAACGAAGGAACCTTTGAAATCAATGCGGTTTACCATAATCCCGACAAATACGCCCGCATCGACACCGGCGCCCGTATCGAAGAGCGTCCCATCTCTGTGATCCCACCTGGTGTCCAGTCTCCGCCAAAGAATGTCACCATCAGCAGTTACTCGACGGTTAATCAGGGGATAGCGGTGACGACATTACGCGTGACATGGGAGGCCGTGGAGAATGCGATTGCTTATGAAGCAGAGTGGCGGCGGGATAACGGCAACTGGATATCGGCACCCCGAACCTCAACACAGGGCTTTGAAATTCCCAATATCTACGCCGGCCGTTATCAGGCACGGGTGCGGGCGATTAACGCAGCGGAAATTTCCAGTATCTGGGCCAATGCGACCGAAACCCACCTGAAGGGCAAGGAAGGCAACCCGCCCGCTCCACTGGGTTTCAGGACCACACCGATTTTCTTCGGTATCCAGCTGGACTGGGGATTTGCCCCCCAGACCGACGATACCCTGAAAACGGAAATTCAGTACAGCCAGACCAATGACGGCGAAGGGCTGATGTTGCTGGCGGATATTCCCTATCCCCAGCGCACGCACACAATGCAGGGATTGGCCGCTGGGGTGGCCTTCTACTTCCGGGCGCGGCTGGTGGATAAATCCGGCAACCCATCCCCGTGGACAGACTTTGTCCGGGGCGAATCGTCAACGGATACCCGCTGGATAGTGCAGGCGGCAGGGGACCAGTTCCTCACCACCGAAGCCGGAAAGCGGCTGGAAGGGCAGTTCGATTTTACCAACGAGGCCATAATGGAAAATGCCTCCCTCATCGGCTCTGTGGTTCAGCGCCAACTGAAAGAAAATGGCGAGATGCGGGCGGAAATACTGGAAGTAAAAACAACACAGATAACCGACCAGAAAGCGCTTGCTGAGAAAATGGAAAAAGTGCAGGCTGATGTTGGTGAGAATGCTGCGGCTGTTCAGACCAAGGCCACCGCTGTTTTTGATGCGAAGGGTGACGGGTATGCCATTTATGACATAGGGGCTGGGGTTTGGTACAAAGACCAATTTTACAAAGCTGGACTGGCAATTAGTACTGAGGTGAAGAACGGACAGATTGAGACTCATTTTGCTGTCAGGGCCAACCAATTTACCGTGGTCAATCCAACCAATGGGAAATCTGAGCCTGTTTTTGTGATTAAAAACGGGCAGGTGTTTATTCAGGACCTGTTTATCGATAAGGCTTTGTTTAATGAAGCCCGGGTCGCAGAGCGCATCACATCAAGTAATTATATTCCCAATCAACAAGGATTCACTCTTGATGCTAAGAGGAATACGTTTGATATAAACGGTAACGGAATTCGCATAAACAGAAACGGAATCAAATTATACGATACTAATGGGAAATTACGTATAGAAATGGTGGTTGAATAATGTCAGTTAAATTTAAAATATACGATAATTACGGCAGGTCAGTCGATCTGCTCCAAAATACTTCTATCGTTTTAGAATCTTTTTATGTTGAATCCGGCATGACCAGTTGGAATATTCCCCAACAATATCTTAAGTATGGTAATGATTTAACGGTAATTTGTTCAAGTAATTTAGAGATAGGGTGGTTGGGTAACGGCTATAAATATCAAGCACCCGCCAATATTAGGATCGAAAATGGAATTGTGAAGTGGTGGCTAAGTGTTCCACTGACCAATAAACCATACTGCACTCTTATGAAGGTGAACCGTGAGTAGAGGAATCATTAGATTTGACGGTGAAGAGATAGCTGTTTCAAATACGGAGTGTATGGTCTTAGAAGCGGTATTCCAAGCTGCTGATAATGCTCAATTCTGGAATGGAATGAGGGAAGTCACCAATGTTAAGCTCCTGCTTCCAAACGCCAGTGATTATCTGTTCTTCTGCAAACCCAAAAACGGTGTATCGTGTGGCCCTATGGTCAACTATGATCAAGGGAGGCTTTTCTGTAGCGAGTCTTGTATTGTGTACGCCTACAGAAGAATATTGCCCAGCGATAAAGCCAACGGAACAGGTTTAAATATTTACAATGAAAGTGGTAATTTGTTTTATTCGTCAACATTGTTTCCACTACAAATTACTGAGTTAGTAGATATAAGAAGTTTCAATAATTATGTCAGGTCAGGCAAGAATTATTACAATACAGTGTATCCATTTTCAGGGAAAGGCCTAATACTTTCTTCGTTAGTTGCCATACAAACAGAAAGAACTGAATGGTATTTATATAATCCAATAATGAATTACAAAAATAAGACATTGGAAATAACTTGGTACTGGTCTAGTTTTGCAGGCTATAACCCTTATAGAGATGAAATGGAATCTCGCCTTTCTGACTATATTTTCATCGCCCACGATCCATTCGCATAAATAATCAGGAATAACCCTATGTATTCACAAGGCACTCTTAGCACTGTGTCCGGCTCGGCGATTGTCCGGGGCACGGGCACCCAGTTTAAAGCCAACATCAACGGGGTGGCGCCGGGACAACTTATTGTCATCCAGTCCGGCAAGGATAACTTGTTGCACCTGATTCAGGCGGTGAACTCTGATACGGAATTGGTTTTGGCCGATAAGGTCCCCGTCACCCTGAATAATGTGACCTACCAGATACAAACGACCGTTCCCGATACCGTCTCGGATGCGGCGCGGCATATGGTGGCAATTAACAGCTATATCGTCCAGTTCCTCCAGAACATGGATAAATGGATGTCGCAGAATGGCGTGATCAACGTGACACTGCCGAACGGTCAGACGGTGGCGTTGCAGTCGATTAAGGCGCTGTATGCCGCGATGAATGATTTAAATCAGTCAGTTGAGGGGAAATTAACGAAATCCCAGAACGGCGCAGATATTCCCAATAAACAGGAGTTTGTGAAAAACCTTGGTTTAGCGGATGCTCTAAAACTGGGTGATTATGGTGTAGGGACAAATCCAATTGCATATCCACAAGCACAGAGTGTTGCCGATGCGAATAATCTGGTTACAACTGGCTGGTATGGTGCAGGTGGCTATGGTGCCGATAATTATTGGGCTGATTATGCCCCTATTATGGTTATGACGCGAAACGGGGGTAGTGACAACACCGGGCGAATAGCTCAGCTGCAAATTGAAGGTAATAGGATGGCAACTCGTTTTCGATCTGGTGGTCAGTGGACTAAGTGGATATCTTTTTATAATACAGGCAACACCACCAAAGACAGCAACGGTTTTCTCAGAGCCTCCTCCCCCATCATCCAAATCCACCCCGACGGCACCTTTACCACCAACGACGAATCGGAAGGGGCCACGGTCACCAAACTGGGCCCGGGCCATTATCAGATAGAGAATATCCTCGGCTATAATTCAGATAAAGCATGGGGTGTACACGGCGGTATCTCCTCACCGAAGAACAACAACGGCCTCGAACTGATTTACCTTGATGACCGGGTGGAAAAAGACGGCAGCATCACGATAGAGGTCTTCCACCGTCAGCACAGCCACTTACCAGAACGTTTTCAGAACTGGCAGATAAAAACCTTCGTGGGGGATGAGCGGGTCTATTATGCCGACGGTGAACCCTGTGACATTCCCGAAGGATGCCGTCTGGATGTCCGTGTGCAGATGCCGGAGGATTCGGTGTGGAATCAAAAGAGGGTAGCGTCTGAGGGGGAGGTGAGCATAGGGAACTGAGATCTTGATATGAAAAAGCCCTCGCGGGGAGGGCTGTTATTGCTCAATTTTTCTAAATATAATAAGAGGAGTAACGCCATACTTGTGGGGATTTCTACCAAATAAATTTCGCAACTGATCTATCATAATAAACAAGCCGGATTTTAGTTCACCATCTTCCTCATAGTTTTTGAACTTATGCCCACCTTCTGAATCATCAGGAAGGGCGTCAATAATACCCAGTACATACCACTTCCCGGGAATGTTTGAACCATATTTCAAAGACAAATCAGAGGAGTTTATCGTTAGGCTGCCCTTGTCCAAAGCCATCCATGATTGATTATTTGAATTTTCATAAAAATTGATTTGTAATGAATCAGGAACCATTGATAAAAATTGATTCATCATTCCCAAGGTTATTCCAGGAGACATTTCCATGTCATTAATGTCTTTCTTTTTGCTATTTTTCTTGGCCTTGGGTGGAAGTGTTGGTGAATGAGTCGCTTCTTGTAAAGATGTAAACTGAGCCAATAAGGGTAGAGATTGCTTTAATGTCGTGACATCGAATACTTTAATGTATCCCTGCAACAGAGATAGAGAACCAAGCCTAGAGTTGTCAGTCCCTTGCTTTATATACTCACTTTCAGATAATAGATCTAGTAGCTGTAGTGGGAGCGACCATGTGGTATCGTGAGTTAGCTCTAAGGATTCATGTAGCTCTTCCGTTAATTTTTTCTTAGCGCCCCCTTTAGCTTTTAGCAACATGGCACTTGCTTCGCCTGTTACATCCAGTTCGGAGCTATCAGTGTTTCTATCTCCGTTCGTCTGTTTTAGTGTTTTTAATACGCCATTGTCATTTAACTGAGCAATGATGGAATAAATTCTATCTTTATCGAGATAAAGGAAGTCATAAAGAGAACCTGTGTCTTGTGAGCCTTGAGCCATTCTTTTTCATCTCCTCAAATTTTTTCTTTTTCTCCTTCATGCGCAATTGCTTGTTCCCTATGTCTAATTTTACATCTGATATAACATCAAGAATCATGTCATCATTGATGACTTCAACTTTATTAAGTTTTTCACAGTGCATAATTAACCTCCTGCTCATTTAAAAGGAAGTATAACACACCATTGCTTGCGCAAAAAAGCATCAAATTTATGTGGTTTGTATCTATTTGTAATGACATTGAATCACCTCTTTGCTTGAACACACCATTTGACCGTTACCAATATGTAATATTGGTTATTTGATGATTCTAAGCCCCTTTAAATTTTATAGCATTCCTATGCCCTTGTATGACCCGCTATACTAAATCACTTTTTCTAATATATTATCGGAACTTTCTTAATCTGTGAGATAACGGCGTAACGAATTCACACAGAACGCAACTAAAAAATATTGTTTCAATTGAATACTTTTTTAATTGGTTATATTAATGCGGGATTTCCCGCCTTTAAGCTCACGCTTTCGTTTCAAACAGAGTGATTAAGTATTAAGTAACCTGATGAAGCCAAAGTGAGGATCTCGACAAAATCAGCCTCTTACATAAAGGTGAGAAATCTCACCTTTTAACCCTTTGATTTCATTGCTCTCTGGCACTCTGACAGAAATAAGTAAAATCAATAGGTTACGCTAAATAGGGGAATTATCCTCTTTAACTCTTTGATAGTTTTCCATCCTCCATTGAAGAACGGATATCATTGCATAGGTAGATACGGATTATCCCATATGTAAAAGGGCAGGTTTCTGCCCTTTGGAAATCATTCTTTTTTCTGCTGCATAAGCTTATTGAATTTTTCATGCAGTGATTGCGGATATAGCTCAGTGTATACCTGCCATAGCACATTTAATGAACGGTGGCCTGTTACTTGAGCCACCTCTTCAATTGAGAATCCAGCTTCAAATAAGCGGCTTGCTCCTTCTCTGCGCAGGTCGTGATAGCGGAGATCTTCAATTCCCAGCTCGGCACATGCTTTTTGAAAAGCTTTGGATATGCTTCTCGTATTGTAGGGAAATATAAGTTCGCTATCAGATTTTGGTTGCCTTTGAACGATATCCCAAGCATCGCCAAGTAAAGGAACCAGCATATGATTGCCTGTTTTTTTTCTGGGGTCTTTTCTATCCCTTACAAGTACAGCCTTTTGTTTTTCATCAATATCATCCCATTTAATTTTGCAAACCTCCCCAATACGCATACAAGAAAGTATTGAAAAATTCAATATGTCTTCATAAGGAATATGGCTTGTCCAGTGCCTTCCTTTTCTACGTAGCACCCCCATTAATCTATCTAATTCCTCGCGTTCAGGTCTTCTACTGCGACGCTGGGATTTTCCAATTAATCCCATTTGAGTTAAAAGTGGACGGGCTTCATGAGCGGGGTTTGAAATATAGTCTATATCATAGACAGGCTTAGCTGATTTTAAGACTGATGATAGATAAACAACATCATGATTAATAGTAGCGGGAGTAGTTCCTGTAGAATATCGTTGTTTGCAGTGCTCAATAATATGATTGGTCGAAAGTTTAGTTAAAGTTAATTTTGCCAATTCACTTTTCAGTAATGCATTCAATACATTTTTCTTGTCTCTTCCTGCCTTCCCTCCCATATCAGGATCATTGATATATTTATGCAGCAAATCACCTACAGTTGAATTTTCGATATCGTTTTGTACGGGAACTCCATTTTGCTCTAGTTCAGCCACCCGCATAGCACCCCATGTTTTGGCATGGGACTGCTTGCTAAATGTGCGATTTTCTCTATAAACATATTTACCACCAGATTTAACACCAACAGTGCAGCGATAGCGGACAGTGCCATCTGCGCGTGGACGTTTTTCTATGCTATAGTAAGCCATCTTTGATGCTCTCCTGTTAAAGTTCCCATAAAATTAAAGGGGTGCCATTTGGGGTGCTGATAATCCCAAAATAGCCTAAAAAACCCTTAAATGCACGAAAACCATCAAAAACTACAACTCAGGAAATTCAGTATAATAGCGAGCTATGGCGGGAGTCTGGCGGGTTATTTGGGTATTTTCTTTTTCCGTTTTACCGATTTATAATCGGCGCCCCAAACAGAGGTATATGATGACTGCAACAAACTTTTCCGAATTCGAACTTGATGAATCCCTGCTTAATGCACTGAATGACAAAGGCTATGAGCGCCCTACAGCGATTCAGGCAGCGGCTATTCCCGCGGCGATGGATGGACGTGATGTCCTTGGTTCAGCACCTACAGGTACAGGCAAAACCGCTGCCTACCTGCTACCCGCAATACAGCATTTATTGGATTTCCCACGTAAAAAATCAGGGCCTCCTCGTATTCTGATTTTGACTCCTACCCGTGAGCTTGCAATGCAAGTTGCAGAACAGGCAAAGGAATTTGCAGCCCACACCCATTTAGATGTCGCCACAATTACAGGTGGCGTCGCTTATATGAATCACGCAGAAGTATTCAGTGAGAATCAGGATATTGTTGTCGCAACGACGGGACGTCTGCTGCAATACATCAAAGAAGAAAATTTTGACTGCCGTGCAGTGGAAACGCTGATTCTGGATGAAGCTGATCGCATGCTCGATATGGGATTTGCCAACGACGTTGAAACCATCGCAGGCGAAACTCGCTGGCGCAAGCAAACATTACTGTTTTCCGCCACGCTGGAAGGAAATTCCATTCGTGATTTTGCCCAGCGTTTGCTATCCGATCCTGTTGAAATTGATGCAGAACCTTCTCGTCGTGAACGTAAAAAAATTCAGCAATTTTACTATCGCGCTGATACATTAGAGCACAAAACAGCTTTGCTTTGTCATCTTCTCCAGCAACCGGATGTCACAAAATCCATTGTTTTCGTGCGTAAGCGCGAACGTGTGCGCGAGCTTGTTGATTGGCTGGGACAGGCAGGTATCCAAGCCTATTTCCTTGAGGGTGAAATGGTGCAAGCCAAGCGCACAGAAGCAATCAAGCGTCTGAATGATGGTAAGGTTAAAGTGCTGGTTGCAACTGATGTCGCTTCCCGTGGATTGGATATCGAAAACATTAGCCACGTTTTTAACTTTGACTTGCCTCGTACTGCCGATGTTTATCTGCACCGAATTGGTCGTACAGCCCGTGCTGGCCGCAAAGGAACCGCCATTGCTCTGGTTGAATCTCACGATCACCCATTGCTGGGTAAAATCAGCCGTTATCTCAATGAACCTCTAAAAATACGGGTTGTTGATGAACTTCGTCCACAAACCAAAGCCCCCAGTGAGAAGAAAAGCTATAAACCTTCCAAAAAAGTGCTGGCAAAGCGCAAAGAGAAGAAAAAGAAATTAGAAGAAACGAAAAAAACACGGGTGAAAGTTCGTCACCGCGATAGTAAGAATATCGGTAAACGCCGTGCGCCTTCCGGTGAATCCAGACCAGAATCTGCTGAACCAACCAACGATTAA